CATGAACGGTATGAGTATTTTAGTGGGAAAGCAGATCCAGAAGTATATGTAGAGAATCCTTTTCCGAAGAAGATAAGAGATAAGGATACCATGCAGAAGTATTTGGATGCAGATGAGAAACTGTCCAATACCTCTCTAAAGATAGATTATTATGATACAATGCTTACATATATTGAAAGCATTCTTAAAGTGATACAGAATAGGACATATCAAATTAAGAATGCAATTGAGTTTATGAGATTTAATTCGGGATTAGGATGAATATTGTACCTCTATTTCCAACTCCTATAGGAAGTAAAGTTGATTTTATAACTTCTAAAGAAAGACTCCAATTATGGGATCGTATTAAGAAAATTGATCACCATCCCCATGAATCTATTATTGGTGAAGGTTATTCTACCCATAGAAAATCTCCCAAGTTTGTGGATAAAAAGATTCAAGATCGTATTCAGTCTGCATTAGATGAATATAATGAAACATGTGGTAATTTCCCCAGTAAGATATTAGATATATGGTCTAATATTCAGAATTCTGGAAGTAAATTAAAACAACACTCACATGCTGGATGTGATATTTCTGGTGCTTTGTATATTAATGTAGCAGAAGATGATAAACTATATTTTCATAATCCCAATCCATATGTATATTTTACTCCAAGAAAGGATCTTACTCCATACAATTATGAATATCATTGGATTCCTGTTAAGAATTGTCAGTTAGTCTTGTTTCCTAGTTGGTTAAGACATGGAAATGATAATGTTATTAATAAAATGGATGGAAGAATAGTTGTTAGTTTTAATTCAGTAAACAAATAATAAAGGTTGACAATCCTTAATAAATATTAATAGATGCATGGAGTAGGTGATTGACACTTCAGCCAATCTTATTATATCCAAAGCGAATGAAGTCTTTTTAAGAATTGATTCAGAACCTCATATCGAGTATGAGTTAAGGGATTATTTTACTTTCCAAGTTGAGGGTGCAAAGTTCATGCCTCAATATAGGAACAGGAATTGGAATGGCGAAATACATTTATTTGATCTTCGATCTAAACGAATCTATGTGGGTTTGTTAGATCGTATTGTTTCTTTTTGTGAGAGAAAAGATTATAGTTATAAATTTGTAGATAATGAATACTATGGTGCTCCCTTTGAAATTAATGAAGGAATATCATTTGAAGGTGTCAAAGACTATATGAAATCTATTTGTCGTCAAACTCCAAGAAAATACCAAATTGAGGGAGTATACGATGCCTTAAAACATAATAGAAAATTATTGATATCACCCACTGCCTCAGGCAAATCTTTGATGATATACGCTCTTGTAAGATATTATGTAGCGAAGAAACAAAAAATACTCTTAGTCGTTCCCACGACATCTCTTGTAGAGCAGATGTATAAAGATTTTGAAGACTATGGTTGGCATTCTGAGTCATACTGTCACCGTATATATGGAGGTAAAGAAAGAACAAATGAATATCCCGTTACTATTACTACATGGCAATCTGTTTATAAATTAGAAAGATCTTTCTTTGAAGACTATAATGTAGTTATAGGAGATGAGGCTCACTTATTTAAAAGTAAGTCCTTAGTATCTATAATGACAAAATTACATCATGCTAAGTATAGATTTGGTTTTACTGGAACATTAGACGGCACACAGACGCACAAGTGGGTGTTAGAAGGACTCTTTGGACCATCATACAAGGTTACAAAAACAGAAGAATTAATGAGACAAGGGCATCTTTCTCAATTAGATATTCAATGTATTGTATTAAAACATTCTGAACAGAAATTTGAAACTTATCATGATGAAATAGAATATTTAATTACCCATGAACAAAGAAATAACTTTATAAAAAATTTGGCATTAGATTTAAAAGGAAACAGTCTGATATTATACAGTAGAGTAGAAACACATGGAGCAGTATTATATGATTTAATAAATACAAATAAACAAACTGATCGAAAAGTATTCTTTGTTCACGGTGGTGTTGATGCTGAAGAAAGAGAACTAGTTCGAGAGATTACTGAAAAAGAGAATAATGCAATCATCGTTGCCTCCTACGGTACATTCTCAACTGGTATCAATATTAAAAATCTCCATAATGTTATCTTTGCTTCTCCAAGTAAATCACGCATTCGCAACTTGCAAAGTATTGGACGAGTTCTTAGAAAAGGATCAAACAAAGTAAAAGCGATCCTCTATGATATATCCGATGATTGTACTTACAAATCAAGGAGAAATTACACCCTCAATCATTTTATTGAAAGAATTAAAATTTACAATGAAGAGAATTTTAATTATGAAATAATCACTATACAATTAAAAGGAAAATAAACCATGTCAATCGAAGATGATTTCTATGCAACAATAAAATTTAAATCTGGCGAAGAAATATTTGCTAAGGTTGCTGCTTCGGAAGAAGAAGATAGAACTCTGTTAATTATTCATCATCCAATTATTATAGGAGAAATTAAAGGAAAAAGTGGAATAGTCGGATATAAAGTAGAACCCTGGTTAAAAACCAGTAGAGAAGATATGTTTATTATTAATATAGATAATATTTTGACTCTATCTGAATCTGCTGATCTAGAAATGATTACGATGTATAAAAGATATTTAAAAGATACTGAAAGTGATAGAAAAAATAATTTAAAGATTAATAGAAGAATGGGATATCTTGGAACAGTAGATGAAACCAGAGATTCCTTAGAAAAATTATTTAAAAAAGATAATACTAATAGTTAGCCCCTGTCCCAGAAACCCTACAAAGGTATTGTAATAGTATAATCTAAACTTGTCAAGTCTACTAAGAAATGTTATACTATCTACATAGTAGTGATAAAGACTTATGGCAATAGCTGCAGGTAGAACTATGGCGAGGCGGACAAAAAGGTCTGAGCACTATGTGAATAATAAAGAGTTTCTTACTGCATTAGTAAAGTATAGAGACGATGTTGAAATTACTTTTATTCAAAAGTATGGTAGAGAACCTTTAAAAGAAGATAGATCTAAGGCATGGGATACTAAACCTGTTATTCCTCGCTATATTGGAGATTGTTTTTTAAAGATTGCTAACCATTTATCATTTAAACCAAACTTTGTTAATTACATGTTCAAGGAGGACATGATATCCGATGGAATCGAAAATTGCGTTCAGTACATACATAATTTTGATCCTGAGAAATCCAAAAATCCTTTTGCTTACTTTACGCAGATCATTCATTATGCGTTTCTCCGCAGAATACAAAGAGAAAAACGACAATTAGAAATTAAGAATAAAATTCTTGAAAAGTCTGGTTATTCAGAAGTATTTGATGATAATAATCAGATTGACGGATCAACTTATTCCGATTATAATCAGATCAAGGATAATGTTCATTCTAAATTGCGTGGCTGAATGGAAATAATTTCTGTTAAACATAAGGCAGATATTATTAAAGGTGAATATCAATTTGCTGATAAAGTAAAAAGTGAAGTTTTATCTTTATTAAAAGTTTGTAATCCTATACCTCAGGATAATAGTAATGTAAAAGCATCTATTCATACTGAGTGGGATTGGGAGCCAAATAACATTACGTTTAGAAATCTTAAATCATTTATTAGGGAGGAAATAGAAAAATATTTTAAGCCCGGTTCTATGTCAGGTGGGGGTAGACCTAGGTTAATATGTAAAAATTTCTGGGCAAATGTATATGAGAGGGGGGACCATGCACAATCTCATTGTCATAAACCTTATGATTTTAGTTTTGCATATTTTGTGAAATCAAAATGGTATTATCCTCCTCTTGTTTTTACGGATACTGCGAAAATGATTAGACCTAAAGAAGGAACCTTTGTTGCTTTCCCTGCATATCTAATGCATCATGTTCCTAAACATAGATTTAAGGATACTCGTATAACTTTATCTGGTAATTTAGTAATAAACAGAGAATGAAAATAGCAATAATTACAGATCAGCACTTTGGTGCTCGTAAAAATTCTAAACTATTCCATGATTATTTCTTAAAGTTTTATGAGGATATTTTCTTTCCTACCTTGGAGAAGGAGGGGATTACTACGATTATCGATATGGGTGACACATTCGACAGTCGTAAAGGTATCGATTTTTCTGCCCTAGCTTGGTCAAAGGATCATTACTTTGATCGTCTTAAAGAAATGGGATGTGAAGTTCATACTATTGTTGGTAATCATACTGCTTATTATAAGAATACAAATGATATAAATGCAATTGATTTATTATTGCGTGAATATGATAATGTAAAAATTTATTCAGAAACTACTTCTATACGAGTAGATAATTTAAGTATTCTTCTTGTACCTTGGATTAATAAGGAGAATGAAGCACAAACTTTGAGGATGATTAAAAAATCAACTTCTCCTGTGTGTATGGGACATCTTGAATTAAAAGGATTTAAGGTAAATGAATATGTGATAATGGAACATGGTTTTGATTATAAACCTTTTGGTAAATTTAAGAAGGTATATTCAGGTCATTTTCATACGAGATCAAATCAAGAGAACATTTATTATTTGGGAAATCCTTATGAGATGTTTTGGAATGATATAGGAGATCAAAGAGGATTTCATTTATTTGATACCGAGACCTTAGAACATACTCCCGTTAATAATCCTTATAGTATTTTTTCTAAAATTTATTATGAGGATACTCCCTATCAGACTTTTGATACTAGACAATATGAAGATAAGATTGTAAAATTAATTGTTCGTAAAAAATCTAATCTTAAACAATTTGAAAAATTCGTAGATAAGCTTTATTCTTCCAATGTGGCAGAACTTAAAGTAGTTGAGAATTTTGATTTTCAAGAAAGTAAGGAATTTGAAGCATTTGAATCTGAGGATACTATGTCCATTCTTAATAGGTATATTGAGGAGGCAGAAATAGATTTAGATAAATCTCGTATTCAAAAGATAATGCAACATACTTATCAAGAGGCATGTGAGTTGGTTTAATGTTTATTCTAACTATTGCGGGAAAAGAAAGAGAAGGAGCTTACTCAGTAACAGATGAGGATGGGGATCAAATACTTTATTTGTTTGAGGAAGAAGATGATGCGATGAGATTTGCTATGCAATTAGAAGAGGATAATTATCCTGAAATGCATGTTATGGAAGTTGAAGATGCTATAATGATTAAAACATGTGAAATGCATGGATATAACTATACAGTTATTACTCCTGATGACATTGTTATTCCTCCGCCTCTAAGTAATGATTATATTTGAGAAAATACGGTGGAAGAATTTTCTATCTACTGGTAATCACTATATTGAGATAGATTTAACACAAAAGGATACCACATTAATTGTGGGAACTAATGGTGCGGGAAAAAGTACAGTTTTAGATGCATTAACGTTTAGTCTTTTTAATAAACCATTTCGTAAGATTAGTAAGGGTCAGTTAGTTAATACTGTTAATGAAAAGGATTGTAAGGTTGAGGTGGAATTTTCGACGGGATCAACTGAGTGGAAAGTTATAAGGGGAATAAAACCTAATAGTTTTGAGATTCATCGTAATGGTACCGTACTAGATCAATTTTCATCTGCTAATGATCAGCAGAAATGGTTGGAACAGAATGTGTTGAAGATGAACTATAAATCTTTTACTCAAATCGTTATTTTAGGTTCTAGTACATTTGTGCCATTCATGCAATTGTCTGCTTCTAATAGGAGAGAAGTTATTGAAGATCTATTGGATATTAAGATTTTCTCTTCTATGAATAATTTGATTAAAGATAAGATTCGTGTGTTGAGGGAAGAAATTAAAACCTTATCTTTAAAGAAAGAGTCTCTTACTGATAAGGTACGAATGCAAGAAGATTTTATCAATGAGATAGAATCTCGTGGAAAAGAAGATATTGAAGATAAGAATGGAAAAATTAAAGAATTAGAAGTAGAAGTAGCTACTCATATGGAGATGAATACTATTAAGGAATGTGACATCTCGGATTTGATAAAGAAGCAAGAAAAGGTAACAGGTGCTACTGAGAAACTACGTACCTTAGGAGGATTAAAAGGTAAGATTTCTAATAAGGTATCTACTATTACAAAAGAGCATAAATTTTTTACCGACAATACGGTTTGTCCCACATGCGATCAGGACATCGAAGAGGAGTTTAGAATAAATAGGATTAAGGATGCTCAAAATAAAGCAAAAGAGTTGCAATCTGGTTATAAAGAACTAGAGGAGGCAATTAAAAACGAAGAAGAGCGAGAGCATCAATTCACTGCCCTATCAAAGGAGATTACTCAACTAACGCATGGCATTTCTAAAAACAATACTCGCATCTCTGGGTGTCAACGCCAAATCAGGGATCTGGAATCGGAAATTCAAAGAATTACCGAACAACTTGCAAACAGAAATACTGAGCATGACAAGTTAGCAACCTTCAAGGACAATTTAACAACTACATACGACGACTTATCTTCACGGAAGGACACTATAAACTATCACGATTTTGCGTATAGTTTACTTAAAGACGGTGGAGTTAAATCTAAAATCATCAAGAAGTATCTACCGCTGATAAATCAGCAAGTAAACCGTTATCTACAGATGATGGACTTCTACATTAACTTTACTCTTGATGAGGAATTTAACGAAACCGTACAGTCCCCTATTCATGAGGATTTTTCTTATGCTTCTTTTTCGGAAGGTGAGAAAATGCGGATCGATCTAGCACTCTTGTTTACATGGAGAGAAGTTGCTAGAATGAAGAATTCCGTTAATACCAATCTTCTTATAATGGATGAGGTGTTTGATAGTTCATTAGATGGTATGGGAACAGAAGAGTTCCTTAAAATTATTAGGTATGTTATTAAGGATGCAAATATTTTTGTCATATCTCATAAGACAGGAATGGAAGATAAATTTGAAAGCATGATAAAGTTTGAGAAGGTGAAAGGATTTAGTAGGATGGTTGATTGATGGCAACCTATAAACATGAGTCAGGTAAAAGATTTCTTTTTGTTCATATACCTAGAACTGGTGGGAGATTTATAGAAGTAAATTTAGAGAAGAATGGATGGGCAGTAGAACCAATAGATTATTATGGGATACCTCATTACCAACATTCATTCATAGATGATTGTGAGATAGCACATTTTCATCGAGATTTATATGAGAAGCATTGTGACATAGAAGGAATAGAACAAATTGCTGTTATTAGAAATCCTATTGATAAATTCTTTTCAGCATCGACCTATTTGATTACGGTTTATGGTCGTCAGGTGCAAGAGAGATTGGAAGATTATGATGAGATGGTATCTATTATAAAGAATTTTCCTCAATCGGAAACTTTGAGTTGGTGGAGACCGCAGGTGGATTTCCTAACTGAAAAGACTCATCTATGGAAATTTGAAAAAGGATTGGGTACAGACTTTGGTTATTGGGTAAGTGAAAAACTGGGAGTTCCTTTTGAAATAGATCCTTATGTGAATTATGCTACTAATGATTATGAAGGATTTAAACTTGACAAAACTGATAAATTGATTCACAATATTAGAAGGTTTTGCTTGGAAGATATTGAGCAACTCTATCCAGAATTAAAATAAATGGCTACATTTAGACATATACCTACGGGTAAAAGATTTCTTTTTATTCATATTCCTAGAACCGCAGGAAGATTTGTAGAGACTAACTTGATTGTTAATAATGAATTTGAATGGTGTGATGATTGGGAGAAGTTTGGAATAGAAAGGATGTTTGAGTCCGTTGACGGACCAGAAGGTGAAATAGAATTAGGACATTTTCATAGATCCTATTATGAAAAATATTTGGATTGTGAAGGTATACCTCATGTATCCATTATAAGAAATCCTCTTAAAAGGTTTATTTCTGCATCCATTTATATTAATAGAATATATGGAATGGCAAATGATACAGGAGAATATACGGAAGAAAGTCTTAAAGAATGTCAGGAGTTAATGGAGGATGAGAATTATTTTTATCCTATGTTAAGAAATTTTCCTTTTGACGAATCCAAGAATTGGTATAGATCTCAATTAGATTATCTTTCAGATAAGACTCATATATGGAGATTTGAGGATGGATTTAAAGACAATTTCTCTGAGTGGTTAAGTGAGATAATCGGAGTGGAAGTGAAGATGAAAGAAGATACTCAATATTGGGGACAACCTGATGAAGGTCGGAAATTAAAACCAACTCTTAAACTCTTGGAGAATGTGAGAAAACTTTATAGAGAGGAGATTGAAAAATTTTATCCTGACATATGAATCTGTGGTCAGACTATAAAGCAGCTCTCTTTGACATCTTTCCGATGAATAAGATTTTGAGGTGGGGATATTGGAAGAGTAAAGATACTACTCTGGTTGCTCAGTTATTTCATAATTCTTATATAATTAAATCACGGGAAGTTGAAATTTATAGTGATAAGTCCTGTATCTATAATAATATAATTTATCCTAAGACGGGAAGTAACCTTCCCTGTTTTGGCATGGATTTGATGGGATTCTTTGATAAGAAAGTTATTATTGTATTTGATTTTCAACATCCAAAAGAGAATTATCCTTATAAGGTAGATGGATTACCAAAGTTTGAGGGTGATATCAGGTTCTTTGAACCAGGTAATCATTTCTCAGAAAATATCTATGTGGCTTATTGTACTATGGCAGAAGTAAATGAACATCTGGATATGTTTAAAAAATACTTGACCAAGTATAAGGAGATGGTAGAATTAGATAAACCTACGGGAACAGATTACTCTGTTTATAAGGAGTTTGATACTTATATGACTAAACTAGATCCTGTGGCCGGATACTTAGCTGGTAAATTTGGTAAAGATAAGGCACAACGTTTAGTTAATGAATTTTTGTTTAGTTTTTCTTAATGCCTACCTTTAAACATTCATCAGGTAAAAGAGTTTTCTTTGCACATATTCCCCGAACTGCTGGTAGGTTTGTAGAAGCAAATCTTTCTCAGAATGATTTTAAATGGAATGATGCTCATCTTGATAATGGAAAAGGTATAATGTCTATTGTTAATGGGTTTGAGGTTGCTCACTATCATCGAGATCATTATATGAAATATTTGGATGTAAAAGATATTCCTCATTTTTCCATCGTAAGGAATCCTATTGATAGATTCATTTCTGCTTCCATTTATATAAAGAGATTTTGTGGCGATAAAGCACAGGAAGGAGTGGAGGATAAAAATAGTTTTTTATATGTACTTAAAAGTATCCCTTATAGACAGTCTCTTAATTGGTTCAGACCTCAAATAGATTTCCTTAGATCTGATACTCATATATGGAAATTTGAGGATGGATTTGGTGAGGATTTTGTCAGTTGGTTAAGTGGCATAGTAGGAATTGACTTAGAGTTTACGGATGATGTAGAGTATGCAGTAGCCCCTGATGAGGGGAATAAGTTGGAGAAAACTCCTCAACTTATAGATACTCTTATACACTTCTATAAACAGGACATTGAGCAATTCTATCCCGAACTGGCAGCATAATTCGGGTAAACCACCGAAGAGAAAGCTGAAACCACAGGCACTCCGAAGTGCCAGAGAAAGACGCAGACACTTGATAAAGTGTCTACTGAATCCGTCCAAGAGGCGGATTTCGTCGTATTATGGGTACATACAAAAAGAAAACAAACATGGCAGTACAGCAAGAAGTCAAATCTCAACTAGCGAAGTTGCTTGCTACTGAGGACATTGTAGTAGAGCATAAGCAAGTGGAGACTGCTCAGTTTAATGTCCACACCAGAGTGTTGATCCTTCCTCTATGGGAGAAAGCAAGCAATGCAGTCTATGATATGCTTGTAGGTCATGAAGTAGGACATGCACTTTTCACACCTGATCAAGATCCTCCTGAGAATATTCCTCATCAGTTTATGAATGTTGTGGAGGATGCTAGGATTGAGAAATTGATGAAGCGTAAGTATCAAGGTCTTGCCAAAAGTTTCCGTTGTGGATATAATGAGTTGTATGATCAAGATTTCTTTGAACTAGATGGTGAAGATATTAGTAGTTTTAATCTTGCTGATCGGGCTAATCTACATTTCAAGATTGGTGCGTTCCTTGATCTATCTTTTTCAACTCCTGAAAAGGAGATTATCGATTTAATTTCTAATGCCGAAACCTTTACTCAAACCATCGCAGCAGCAGAAGCGTTATATAATTTCTGCAAGCAGGAGAAGGAAGAGTCCCTGGAACAGCAACAACAAGCTAAGTTGGATTTTGAGAACGACAGTGAAGATTCTGGGGATCTCGGCATTGATAGGACTGGGGATATTGATGATTCCATTCCTGACACTGATAGCAGTGCTGATGTGGAAGATAGGGGCGATAGTGTTCCTTCTATTGATCGGGTGGTTGATTCTGGTTCTACTGTAGATAACATAGAAGTTCAAACTGTGGATTCTTTAGAAACTAAATTAAAGGATCTAGTTAATACCAGCGGAGTAGAGAATGTATATGTAGAAGTTCCTAAGGTTAATCTTGATACTATAATTGCTTCTAACGAAGAGGTTCATACCTATATTCAAGAGCATTGGGAGCAGAGTGAAGTAGCCTTTACTAATATGTGTAAGGATTATGAAGGGATGGATCCGAGGGATCTTTTTGCCCAATCTGATTCAGACTTTGTACAGTTTAAAAGAGATGCTCAAAAAGAAGTCAATTACCTGGTCAAAGAATTTGAGTGTAAAAAAGCAGCTAGTGCGTATGCTCGTTCTGCTACTAGTCGTACTGGGGTTCTCGATACAACGAAGCTTCAAAATTATAAATTCAGTGAGGATCTTTTTAGAAAAGTAACCATTCTTCCTGATGGAAAGAATCATGGATTAGTTTTTATATTAGATTGGTCTGGTTCCATGCAGTTTGTGTTGCAGGATACCTTAAAGCAACTTTATAATTTAATTTGGTTCTGTAAGAAAGTTCAGATTCCGTTTGAGGTTTATGCTTTTACTTGTGAATGGTGTCGAGATCGTGAATATGAAGGAAATTTACCTTTTCATTATGAACCAAAAGAAGGAAACCTAGTAGTTGATAATAGATTTAATTTAATGAATCTTTTTACTCATAAAGTAAATGGAAAAACATTAGAATATCAAATGAAGAATATTTGGAGAGTGGCGGAGACCTTTACTAATGGTCAGGTATTCTTTCGCTATCCACAGCGTCTTTGTCTTTCAGGAACTCCTTTAAATGAGGCAATTGTTTCTCTTCATGAACTCCTACCTAAATTTCAAAAAGACAATGGAGTAGAAAAAACTCAATGTATTATATTGACTGATGGTGAGGCACATCAACTTCCTTATCATAAAGAAGTACAACGTCATTGGGAAGATGAACCTTATATGGGATCAAGAAATATAAATCCTGATAGATGTTTCTTAAGAGATCGTAAGGTAGGTAAGACTTATAAGTTTGGATGGCAGTGGCATGATTATACTGGAACTCTTCTTACTAATTTAAAAGATAGATTTCCTACAATTAATTTTATTGGTATTAGAGTTCTTCAATCTAGGGATGCCAAGAGTTTTATAAGACTCTATTATAATGATGCACATTATGGATATACACCAAGTAAAGAGTATGATAGAATAATAAATGATTGGAGAAAGAATAAGAGTTTTGTTATTAAGAACTCTGCATATGATGCTTACATTGGAATGTCTTCCTCAGCACTTTCTCAGGATGCTGAATTTGATGTGGTTGAAGATGCAACCAAAGCACAAATTAAAAGAGCATTTGTTAAATCTCTTAAAACCAAGAAACTAAATAAGAAAGTTCTTGGCGAATTCGTAGAGTTGGTGGTATGATGTTTTCTAATCTTATTCCTCATGGAAATTTTCCAGGATTAACCCCTGAGAAACAAGTAATTGCTGTGGCTCTTGTTCTTCTTTTTGGGGGAGTAATTTATGGGATCTATTTAACCTTTGGTCCTCCTGGTAAAGAATTAATTGACCCTTATGATGATCATGATGACTAAAGAATGGATTAAAGATATCCCTAATTGGGAATCTGAATACTTAAAAATGAAAGATGGTGAATTGTCAGAAAGACAAAGAGAACTTTTAGAAGGTGGTGAGATTAGATCTCATGAGGGAATGTTATATGGAGAAATGTATAATGATTGGAAGAAACGTAAAGAAAAGGACATTAAGGAAACCTTAACTGCTTAAATAGTTTTATGAGCGTAATCATTTATCAAGAACACATAGAAGTGTTGGAAGAGGAGAACGCAGAACTTCGTGA